GCAAGCACGCTACTTGCAGAGCCATTGCTAGCATTCTGTGCAAATTGTACAGTAAATGTTCCGGCCGCATTGACGACAATTACACCTTTTATTGAACAGTCCGCCGCGGTCGCTGCTGTCATTGCACATACGGCAGTCCCAAGAGCGGATGATCGAGTAATTGTAATTGTACCCGCGTTGTCTAGTTCTCCCTTATACCAGATCGAGGTAGCAGTTGCCGTTCCAGAGACGGCGAATTTTACACCACCAGCGACGTTTGCCGTGGTGGGCAATTCAGCGGTGAATCCGTATACCTTTCCGGCTTCGAGATTAAAGGTCAATCCTGTGACGTTGGCAAGAGTAGTGTTGGAGGTAGCATCGAATTGAGTTGAGTTTCTCTTGTGCAATCCGGTCAATTGTTCTAGAGCACCAGCCTCGTTCCTAGAAAATAAATTTGCATCACTGGCCGCGGGAGCTCTCACGCATAATTGGACAGCATTTGCAGGTGAAGTAGTAGGGCAGGTGCCGTTAGCAATCCCGATTACTCCAACAGAAGAGGTTCCCCAAGAAGAGAAACCATTGACTCCCATATTTGATCCTGAGACAAATAAACTATTTACTCCATTCGATCTGAGATACAATTGATCATTAGAATTCTGATAGCACATTCCGGCTGCCAAAGCCGACGATTGCCTACCTAGATACATACAAGCATCACTTGATGCTCCAGCTATAATATCAGCTCTGGTAGTCCCGCTATTCTCCACCATAAAAAAAACACTGCCGGGGTCTGCAACAACACCGGCCGATGTGCCAATCACATGAGCTTTGACAATAGGAGTCCCTCCAATGCCCACAAGGTCTCCCGCTGTCGTGGTAGTAACTGTTGATCCCCCATCGGTCCATCCTTTGAAGCCAGAACTAAGAGTTGAAGAACAAGAGCCGGCAGAGGTAGAAAAATCACCAGTAAACGCTGGTGTTTGAGAACAAGCTAGCGAGGAAGAAATATCAGAAAATGCGGGCTGAGATTTGGTGAATACTCCAGTAGAGGAATTGTAGGCGGAAAACCATTGAGAGGTGGTAGACGTTGTATTGACAGGAATAACTTGATCTCCACTATTGGTTCCGGCGAGATTCAACATAGTTTTAGCAGTTGCCACAGATAAAACCTCTGGATCACCAGTACCGGCAGTATTACGCCCCAAGAAGGTCGCCGTAGATATGTTAGCCTGCTTTGCCAGAGTAACAGAGTCGTTTGCGATCGTCGCTGGAAAGCTACCAGTACCCGTGCCCGTCACGTCACCCGTGAGCGTTATTGTCTGATCTCCAGTATTCGTGCCGGATGAGCTACCAGAGAAATTAGCCGCGGTAAAGTTGCCGCTAACTGACAGCGCAGAACTAATAGATGATCCTAGAGTACTCGGCAGATTACCAATAGACTGGAGATCCGATGGGATTCCTGATTGTGGTCCTGTTAGATTTCCAGATAAGTCATTGTTGGTCAATATAACGCTTGAGCCGGTACCTGAAAACGAAATGCCGTAACGCTGAAACTTAGTGGTTTGATTATCAAAGGAGTGTGAGGAATTTATTATAATGTCCGAATACACACCGGAAAAAGCTATTCCATCCGAAACCCCCGCACCAGAACGTGAATTATTTCGTGAAGTTATGCTGTCTATTGTACTCCGGACATTGGTACCAAAAAACAATACTCCGTTTTGGTTGGCCTGTTCTACACTGAGACCAACAAGCATAGTCTCAGCAGTATTAAAGGCCAAAACACCATGAGTAGAGGAAAAGTCATAAATACCGCCGATAACTTTGGCACGTATTGTACCCGCAAGAGAAAGATTCGGTCCAGTATTCCCGCCTACATTACAATTTATGAGTGTCCAATCCGGAAGTGATTCGATGGTGACGCCTTCTGCTCCAGTATCACGAACTGAGACGTCGGTAAGAGTGACTACATCATAAATAGCAGCACCAGATTGGCTCCCACGGATACCGATTCCGCGTGTTTCTATTACGCCAAGATTAGCCAAGCGCGTAAAATTCTGAGTTTCTCCGGCGTTACCGTTGAAAAGCCAGATACCAGTGCCAGTTCCGCTGCTCTGATTTGCACGATTGCCGTATAATTCAAATCCATAGGCCGAAAAACCGGAAGAGGTAACTTTGATTATATAGGGTAAGTTTGCTCCATTGACCACTGTAAGCCGCGTGCCAATCGTCGGAGATGGATTATTGGACCATCCATGACCCGCCCCCGCAAGTGTTACTCCGTCTTTATCTATGGTTACTGGTGCATAGAGGAGTGAGTCTCCAGCAGATAGATAAATAAAACCGCCGGTAGCAGGCAGATAATCATGTGTTTCTTGAATTCCCGCCGTTGCAGTTCCAAGAACCCAGGAACCGCTATGAGCATTCGCGGGTGTGAAGATAAGCGTTCCGGAGGTCGCCCCAGACACCGCTGTACCACCGGTCACCTGTACGGTCTCAGCCGTGCCTGTACCGCCGGAGATCCGCACCCAGAGGTTTAATGCGGAGCCATTTACACCCAAAGGAACAGGGGATAACGTAACAGTCGCGGGGGTAGCAGCACTCAGAGTGCCACCAGGGGTCTGACTCCAAATAAAAGTGGAAGTATACTCAGAGGAAGATAGAGTAGCATTCGAGGCCAAAGAAAATGACGTTGTATTACTACAGAGAAGAGGGGCTGTACATGATACCGTACGCGTAGACGGCGTGGTGCTTGACAGCATATCGGAGAGCGTTGATGCCCAAGTGGTTAAGTCAGAGGTCTGAACAAACGGAAAAATGTCGGCGCTTGATGGAGATTTTCTCGGAAGGTCTTGGATTTTAACTTGAGCAGTAAGCGGAGAAACAACCAAATCTTCTCCGAATAAAGTACAGCCGATAAAAAGTGAAGCAATCAGAAAAAACGTCCATCGACTACCACCTTTGCGCGTACTCATATTAATATACCATCTCCTTCGGAAGTTTCGAGGACTTCACCCTCGGCAGTTTCAAGATAAATTGGAGGTTCCACCCCCCAAGCTTTGAGATTGATTGAATCGACGCTGGGATCTTCTTGGTATCCACAAACCATAAGGATTGCAGAAAATAGATTCAACACATATCCACCGGTCAGATCAGCGATTGAAACCTCTATCTCGTCTCCGATGTCATACTGAAATAGCCCCTTAGTCAACGGTAATAAGACGGTAATTCTATTTTTACCCCAGATAGACTGCCGTCTTTCAGCTTCTGTTAAAACTTCAACCGGATCATCATAGCAGGTTAACTGGATTAGATCAATAGCCGCAGGACGGATAGAGATAATATTTTGGTCAACGGGTGTAGGAGTGTATCTATAAGACTGACTAAGGTCTGATTTTTCAATTTCAGTTAAAGATGTGGATAATGCTGTCCCTTGTTGGACCGTCTGATAGAATCTATATCCTAGATTAGTTCTTTTGCTGGCGATGGTACGAGCAATGATTGATACAGAATTAGCTGCAATATCTCTCTCGGTTAATTTGAATTTCGGAATGGATGGCTCGGAAATAATTTTAACGGTGATCAAACCGAATCGGGTTACAGTCACCCAGCCACCAGATTTATACATGATGCGCTGGGCTAGTTGCCAGATGGTAGTACTAGAATCGAGACGGATGCCGTCTCCGACGATCTGTGGATAATTGAGTGATGTTGTGTTGAACGCAACTAAGTCTAATCGAGATAGATCAACGCCACCATAGATGGTAAATAAGCGCTTGACAATCCCGGCCGCATCTAAAACCGGTCCGGTTATTTTACAGGTCAGAGTCCCCTCTGGCGCACGCTCTAACCTGAGCAATGTTCTTCCATCCTGGTAACTAGTGATACAATGTCCAACTACCGGCGTCCAATCGTAAATATCCGAGATCGGAGCGTCTATAGTAATTCCACTTGATGATCCTTTGTCTTTAACGTCTGATACAGTCACACCTACGTCTGTACTTCTACTGATCTCATAAACATGATTTTGAGAATCTACGAGAACCGGATTTACTTCTCTATTGACCCCTTCGTAAACAGGCGGCGCTTGACCCTGAATATCCGATCCACCTTCGAGAGACCCTACCCATTTTACAGTACCAGAATAAGTAAGATCAGCGATCGTTGATCCACCGGAAATTGATTCAAAAGCGATAGAGCCGGTTCCTTCGTTATGTTTCCAGTATCGGACTAGATTGGCTATCCCTACAATTTGCTCACGGTCTTTATTGTCTCTAATCTGATCAATGGTACGAGCGACATTCCATAATCGAATCTCGTCTATGTCCGCATCAAGGAAACCTATAGATGTATCCGGTTCTCGGAGAGTTGTAAAATTGGAAAGTGACGCAGTGAAAGTACCAAGGATAGATGTCTGATTAATCAACTCTCCGTCAACGTAGATTAAAATTTTTCCACTTGAAACTGATCTGACTGCCGCGATATGGACACGATGTAACGGAGTAGTAAGCATAGATCCATGAACTAGAAATTCTGTCCCTGCATCATCAGTAACTCTGAAAACTAGACCATTATTTGATCCAGAATCGAAACGAAGGACAAATTTTCCTGCACCAGCTACCCCGTTCCTCCACCCTGCAAGATATCTTACCGTTGTGGCAACTGTTTTTGGGCGGATATATAATTCTAGCGTCATATCTTCAGTAGGACAAGAAACGGTCGCGGAACCAAAAGTTGTAGAACCCTCTCCACGTAGAGCCGTGCCCATGCCAGTATACATGGAATTTTGAAGTGGTTTTTGCAGAAGGTAAGAATAGTCCAGAAGCAGAATGTGGATTAGACTCGTATCCAATTGATTGATCGCACCACAGACACCAGAAAATAAAGTTGTAAATTCACTTAATTTGAATTCTGGTCTGCCGAGAAGAATCTGACATGGAGCCTGATCCCATTCGTATCTTAGTAAAGAACGGAACCTGCCGGAGACATTTTCAATTGTCAGATCTATCTGCATAATCGAGGATAAATCTTGAGATGAAACAGATTCCGAGGACTTGACTTGATTTGAGCCACCACCAGCAGAGATGACTCCGTTTTGCATTACATCATTGGAGGCGTTGTAAGGAGTAACTAAGCCACTAGAAAAAAACCAATGATTGGCGGAAGTACCATCGGGTAAGGAGTCGACGGAATCAGAACCAAATCCATCAGAGGAAATCTTTACGTTGACACGTTGACGGGTGATCGGATCGTAAGGTTGAGCGTAAAATAGATAAGTACGTATAGACTGTGAATCAGCAAGTAAAGATAGAAATGGATTGGCGATCGATAGATCGGTGCCAGAATAAGGAACACCAGGAGCGGAGATCCCAGGAGAAGAAATACCAAGTGGAGTAGAAGACATAAACTATTCACTCAACAATCGATCACCCGCCGATTCCTGCTTTCTGTTTTTTACCTGCTAGTGTTGAATTTATCTTCTTCATCTCATTCAATTCTCTCTCCGTCAAATCGTTCATATGGTCAGAATTACTTCTCATCTCGGTTCGCCATGCGAGCAGTACACCAGTAGTGAATTTGTTGAAGTCATCCCTTAATCTCGACACTTGATCTATGGTCTTGTCGTTGCTCGCCATGACCATGTGTGACATTCTATCCGATGCATCGTTGACAGTGGTTTTCGTCGCATCAATGGATCGAATAGTGGCATCGGAAAGTAAGTTATCATTAGAGGTTTGATCAATGATAGTATTTCGGATTTTCGCAAGGTTCGCCGAAACAGGATCTGTAGTGGATTCGGTTCCATATTTTCCGGTAATAGCAGATATTGCAGCGTCTATTTTTGCTAATTCCGATGCAGCCAATTCACTGGACGGACTGAAGCCCAACAGATTTTTGCGATATGTTTCGGCCGCCGCTTGGAAACTCTGAATCGAAGTAAGATCACCGGATTTTGCTTTACCAGATATTGATTCAAAAATCTCCTTTGAATTGTCGAGCGCCTTTCGACTATTGACCAAACCTAATGTAGCATCCGTACGCAAACTAGTCTGGTAATCTTTCAGAGACATCACCGCGGTCTTCATCGCATCCGCGGTCTGATTTACCTGACTCACAAAATTGTCATTGGCAACAGACGTAATTGCGGAATTATTTGCCGCCGCTTTCAGTGCTGCATTTTCAGCATCGTTAACTAATCCGGCATACTTGGCTAGAACGCCGTACGCTTCTAACTGAGCACGGATCAAGTCAAATTGTAATTCGATTTCTCTTTTCTTTAAATCGAGTGCTTGTTGAGCATACTTGGTGCTGCCCTCAAAGTATCCAAATAACTTATCAAGTATCGAATTGATCCCCGACTGCTTCTGATACTCGATCCCTTTCTCGATTAGCTTTTTCGCTGCGTCAATTTGGGCCGCGGTAAGCGCTCCCGTTTTTCCGAGATCCTCTAGATCGGCGATGAGATTTTTTGCATTCAAACTGATTTGCAGCATCGGATTTGAAATGCCTGTAAAATCATTGATGCGTAATTCAAGCTCTCCCTTCATTTTGTCGAGGAAAGACTTTTGCAACCTATCAACAAGTGTTTGCCACGCCTTCGAGGGGTCAATCTTTCTCATTTGCTCGAAGAAATCTTGACCCTCTTTTAGTTGGCGGGCGAAGTCTGAAGTAGTACCCGCAAGCGCATTTGCTTGATCCTTGACATTCTTGAGAAATTGTTGCCGTAATGCTTCTAAGGCTTTCTGGAATAAATCGATCGGAGCATGGATTTTCTTCTGCTCTTCAATTAGATCATGGACTTGTTTCTGATATTGAGCAAACTGCTGTCCAAGCGGTGGTAGACTTGCATTGATGATATCATTTAAACGATCGATAAATCCTTGACGATCGGTGCCGGAAGACCCTCCAATATTAGGTAGATGGAGAGATGGAATATCAATGTCTGGAATAGCTTTAAGCTGAGCAAGGATACTATTGATTGCATCTATTTGTGCTTGGAGAATAGATACTGATGCTTGAGTGAGTTCTGCGTCAGCTTGGACTAAAGTTTTGCGTCCGAGAGTAAATGTTCTCCAAGTCTCTAGCTCAGAATTATCTAGATCAATATTAATATCGATTAATCTGACTCGACCTTGAGTTAGTAGTGCTTGGGATTCTAGTGCAAATTTTCTAGCCTCCAGATCAGCAATCTCTAGGGCTTTACGAGCATTAAATAACGCACCTTCACGTTGTAGGCGAGCTAATTGTTCTGCGGGCGATTCTTGCTCGCCGGTAATTGAGCGCCGCCATGCGGAAAAAGAATTAATAATCGAATCACTAAGGTCTGTGAACCCTTGAATTACTGACGGAGTAACCGTATCTACTTGGGTTAGTGCTTTCCACAATGAGTCCCAATGCTGCGTAAACTGGACAACTTGTTGGGCTTCGGATGACCATGTTAATTGAGATATTTCCTTTAATTTTGTAAGAAAATCCGCTGCTTCATCCAAAGATGACATTGGATGATTGGTGGACGCGGCTGCAAGATCTAAACCCGTACGGACTAAATCTGTAACGCCGGAGATTGTTGTCTTTGCAGATCTAAGGGATGCTAGTAATCCCGCCTGTACCGCCTGTTCATAAGTATCAAATTGTCCAATGATTTGACCTTCAACGAACGCCCGGAAGTATTTGCCATCTTTTCGGACTTTGACTTCTAACCCGGCGAAAGTAGAGATGACTCCGCCGATTGCATCCGCGAACGCATCAATAGTCTTTCCAATCGCTCGACTTGCTTCACGTGTTTTTTGATCTAGAGATCCGAGATTCCACGCAGAACCATATGTGCCCTCCATTCCGAGTGTTGCCGCATAGTCATATTTTCGGGCAAGACGAGAAGCCGCATGAGCCTCAAACGCGTCATACATTGCCTTTGCAATGACCACGTAAGCGCCGACAGCGCCTAGAGCGGAAGCGGTACCACTGCTCGCGCCCATACTTGAAGCTAGGCTAGATACGTTAGATTTTGTTTGTGCAGCTTTCTGGAGTGTATCAACTGCTTGTTGGAGATAGCGGAAGAATCCTCCGAACATTTCCGCAAGAGTGCCAAAAACTTGGGATGCATTGCCGAGTATTTCTTGGTACTTTTCTTCGCGTAATTTTCTTATTGCTTCTTCACCAGTAACTACAGCCATATACCCAAGATCGACAGCCTCTTGAATCTTTTCAATTGTCGCATCTATATCCTGAATAATGGTAACATTATCCGTGGCTACTGAAGCAGAAAAATCAACCCATTTCTGCTCTGCTTCAGTAAATAACGGATTAGCCTGATTTTGCTCTAATCTACGTCCTGTCTCAGGATCAATTGATCCAGATTTAATTAGCTCTTCTATTTGTAGGTAGGCTTTCGCTCTTTTTTCTGCCGCTGTTTCGGCTTCCTTTTCAAGTTCTACCATCTGGGATAGAAAATCAATAACACCACCGAATCTCTGAGTGCCAATAGAGAAAATTTGATCATTCTTGAAACTAAATTCCCTCTCTATTATGGCTAACAGTTTTTCGTGTTCAGAAGCTACAGCCTTAATAGATCCATGCCATGCTTTAATTCTCGATTCTGCCTTAGCTATCCCTTCAACGTATACAGCGATTAGACTAAGATGCTCTCGATATTTTATTTTTAGGCTATCAATTGTACCACCCTCAGATTTCTGGGCGGCATCTAGGAATTTTGTCTGCTCTTCAAGAGTTTTATTTGCTATTTGCTGTTTAAATAAAGCATCCGAATAACCCAATCCAGAAATAGCATCTTGCTGTGCTGCTAGGGCTTCGGAGTTTCTAGAATCATAAAGCCTTTTCAGATTATCTATTAGTTTTACTACTTCCTGATTAGCTCTATCTACGGCATCGTTATGCTTACCTTGTACTTCAGTATCCCCCTCTAATGCTAGACGGTGTTCTCTTATCCTTTTTACGGTTTTTTCGTAGTATTCTGCTTCAATTGAAAGTCTTTTCTGTATCTTGTCACTAATAGAGTCAAATGTAGAATCGAAAGAAGACTGCATCTCCCTCAGTGCGCCGGTTATATCCGCGGCATTCTCACCACCAAGAGCAGCAGGTAGTTTAGACCATGCATTAGAAATTAGTGTAACAAAGGAGAATATAACATCGCCAAAAGAGTGCAACCCGGAAACGACTGTGGAGAGAAAAGAGTCCCAAGCTATATGAGCTTGATCCCAGATAAGAATCAGACCTAAAAACGTAACCCGGACTGCATTCCCTATGTCATGCGCGGTTTCTTTGATGACTCTTGCTATGTTTTCCCATCCTCCAGACTGATCTACTAAATCGCTTAATAGATCTTCGAGAACAGGAATAATTTCGCTCGCTACTTCCTTTTTAAATTGCTCCATTTCGGCGCGAGCAATGGAAATACCACCAGATAGCGTATGCGTGTATGATTCTG